CCACGGTCATGCCACAAAAGAGGCACTCCCCGTCGGTCGGTCCAAAGTTGTGCTTGCACGTTAGAGCTAAGCTCACTGCGGTGGCCCTCCTTGTGGGGCTGGTGGCGGCGACTGACCTGGAGGCGGCTGGCCTCCGCCCGGTGGGGCTGGCGGCGCGACGTTGATCGGCGGCATCATGAACTTGTCCACGTCCAGCTGCCGCGCCTTGCCCCAATATTGCAGGAAGGCATTCACCTGCGTCGGGTCGCCGGTAGCGAAATAGACCTGCATCAACTGCGGGAACACGAACTGGGCCGCGTCGTTGGAGTTGGCCAAGTCGAGGTCGGCGTTGGGCTTCTTCGTCGAGCCGGCTTCGAGCCGGTACTCGAGCTCGCGGACGACGTAGGGCACGTCCGTGCTCTCAACCTTGAGCTTCCAAGCGACGGAGGCAAGTTTGCCCAGGATGGGCGCTATGTCCTTGGCGGTCAGCTCCCAACGTGCGGCCAACGCCTCCTTGCGCGCGAGGTTCGTTTGCCAGTCCTCCACGCACTGGCCCATGTCATCGGGTCGCAGCCGGACGAAGTCCCCCTTTAAGGACGCCTCCTCGGCGGAGCGCATCTGCTTGTTCGACTCGGCATACATCACGTCGTTCATGCCCGTGGCACGCTGGAACAGCTGCTCGATCTTCTCGCCGACCTTCCAGTTGTCGGCTGTCTGCGGGGCAAACTGGACCTGCTCGAAGAAGTCGGAAAGCTTGCCGTTCGGGCTCTTCTTGATCGGCACAACGGCCTGATCTTCGCCGTTGGTGAGGGCTTCTTTCGCCTCATCTTCGGACGTCTTATCCACGAGGTAGATGTCGCGGTGCGTCCGGTAGGTCTTCGACATGTAGATCGAGTAGAGCCAGTCGAGGAACTTCTGATAGACGAGGCCCGGGACCATGTGGGCCATCGGCCACGACTGGCGGGGAATCTGGTGGAAGTCGAGTTCGGCGAACGGCCACGGGTTGGCGCTATCTGCCCAGAACGGGATGGGCCAGGCCACCGCTTGCCGCACGATGTCGTTGGGCGCCTGCCCGTCCTCCATGTTGTAAACGCCGCGCGGGATGTTCAGGGGATAGGGCACGTTCTTGGCCACGACGAGGTAGACGTAGTCCCCGTACTGGTCCAGTTCAGCGCGAAGCTTCTCGAACGGGCCCTTGAACCGGCCGCCGAGCCCCATGCGTGACCAGATCTTGTAATAGACGATGGTGTCCATCGTCTCGCCGCGCTTCCGCTTGTCGAGGGCCTTGGCGCTCTCGCTGTCGATCGTCGCCTGCTGGCCCAGCGATTCGCGGTTGCCCTTGAGCGTGCCCGGCGCCAGGCCATAGTCGCGCTCTACCTGCCACGTCGGATGCACACAGCGGCGGGCTATCCACTGGGCGTCGCGGAGGTCCTCGGCGTCGGCGTCGACGTAGAGGTTATCGACGGAGTCGTAGAAGGAGCCGATGAGCGCGATCGGCGACTCGGGCGGCTGGAACTTCTCGACCCACATCACCCCGCGGCCCTTGATGAGTCCCTCGTTGATCGCCTTCCGGCTCTCGCTCTTGAGGTCGAGTTCGTTGGGCGTGTAGTTCAGGTACTTCTCCAAGAGCATGGCGATGACGGCATCTTCCTGGCCTTGCTGCTGCTGCTCGTTCTGGGCCTGGGCAAAGAGGCTCGCTGCCTGCAGCGTGAGCATGTCGAGCTGCTGGGCCATCTCGGGAGTGGTCTCGTTCTGGTCGGGAATGCCAAACGCGCCGGCGGGCAAGTCGATGACGTGCCGCGGCCGGACGGTGCGGATGGGGTTCCTGGAGTAGAGCATCGGGCCGAAGAGTTGCACGAATTCCGCCGTGAGGTTGGCGGTCACGCGGAACATGGGCGGTTGGATCGACATATCCGAGTCGCCGAGCTTGAAGCCCAGCGATCGCTTGAGGTAGGGCGCTTCGTAGAGGAATTCGTGCGTGCCCATGTAGAAGCGCAGGCACTCGTCGGCTCGATCCCCGAAGACTTTCTTCTTGTGCTCGCTCGCGATGTTTAGCTGACGCAGCCATTCCTGGCACAACGGGCCCAAGGGCTCGTCGTGCATGAGAGGGCCAACCATAGCGACGTCGGCAGCATCGATCATTTCTTACTCGCGAGGGCCTTCTTGAGTTCGGCCAGTTCCTTGTGCTCGGGCGTGTGCTCCCACACGGAGCGGTCCCGCACGGGCCTGATCGGGTCGCTGATGTGCCGGCAGCCCAAAGCCTCAAAAGGAATCTGAAGCCCGCGGACGAAGGCGTGACAGTCGATAAGGCCGTTCTCGTAGACGCGGAGCACGATGGCTGGCGTCGTAACTGTCTCCTCGGGCGTCTCCCGAAAGAGCACGATGGTGCCGACGCGCACCTCGGGGGCTCGAAACGGTTTCCCCGGTTCGCTGAGCATGTCTTCGGTCATTGCACGAGTCCTCTTAGCGATGGTGGCATCCAGCCCTGATAGTAGGGACTGGCGTATTGCTCAAGTTCCGGCGGTCCGTCTTCCTCGCTGTCGTGGTTCGCCACCGTGAGCACGAATCGCGTGGCCGCCTGCCACGAGGCTTGCTCCTGCGGCGGCAGCGTCTCGAAATCGGCCACTTCTCCGCCTTGGACTTGATAAAAGACTTTCCGCGCCCAAGCGGCGACCTGGCTAATCGGCATGTCGACCGGTCTATGTTTAGCGTTCATAGGGTAGGACAGTAACGGTAGACGGGAGTTTTCGCAAGGACTTACGGCTTGGCCCCAAGGCGCAAGCGACAGGCCCCGAAGGAATTGCTCCTCCGGGGCCTGTCTGGCACATCCCGCAAACATGGGCATTGTATCAAGGCCCTGGCCCCATGTGCACGTAGAAGCGCGAAGTCTCGCCGCGCTCCATCGCGTGCTGTTGCCTAAGCCGTTGTTTCTGCTGGAGATACTGCTTGGGACCGCCAAAGAACCGACCATGTTTCTTGGGGTGGACGTACTGCGGATCGCTGGCTACGAGGATGCGCATGCAGTCCATCAAGTGGTCGTGGCGGGTCTTCGGCTTCTTGAGCATCGTGCCGTCTTTGTCCCTGGAATAAACGTATTTGGCGATCTCGTCGTCGAAGCTGGGCAGACAGCCCTTGAAGGCCCTGAGCCGCGGCCGACCGGTCTTGCCGATGCGCATGGCCTCGATCACTTGCAGCCGGCCAGCGTCATGATCGGTCGACCCCCAGACGAAGAACGGCGTGCCAAAGTTCATGGGGCGAACGCCTACTTCCTCAAGCGCCTCGGCGAGCAGCTGCTCGCGGACCTTGCCGGTCGACTGATCGGTCTGGCGGCTGTATTCGTGATCGATGATGAAGGTCTCGAAGTTCTCACCCTTGGTCGATCGCTGCATGGCATCGCCAAACTGCGAGAGCCCGCATTTCTTTAGGTACAGTTCCCGGTAGAGGATGAGCGAGCCCTTCCAGTCATCGTCATCGTCGGGTGGCACGGCCCCGAGGAGCACGGCGGTAACGTCGTAGCCCGGGTCGATTGCGAGGTAGCGCGTCCACGATGGCGGGATAGCGAATGGCTCGACCAAGTGCGTGGCCGCGTTCCACTCGGAATACACGCGGTAGCCGATCATGGCGAAGTGGCCTTCGACGCGCACCGTCCGGTCGTAGTCGCTTCCCTCGAACTTCTCCACGAACGTCTTGACGTTCGCTTCGCTGAGGTAGTGGTTCTCGTAGATGTTCATGTAGAAGCCCCGCACCGGCGCCGTATCGCTGTCCTCAGAGCGCTGGTAGAGGTCGAACATCGTTTCGGTGGCGTACTGTGGCGTGGCACCCCAGATGAATCGCCCGCCGCGGTCGATGAGCCGGGCCGCCGTTTCCGAGTACCAGAGAGCATTGGCGATTTCCTCGTCGAAGATCGCGAGGTCAATGTCGATCGAGGTCAGCGGCTCCATGCCATTCGTGAGAAAGAGGATCTCCCACCCGTTGGTGAGCCGGACGACGTTCGGGATCTGCTGGGCGCGATTCTCCCAGGCGATCTCGGCAATGAACCGTGGCGGAATCAACGGCGGTACGGGCTTGGCCATCTTGGCGTGAACTTCGTCGACCGGGTCACGCGGCTTGAAGACGCGCCATTCCTTCGTGTAGGGGTCGCGGATGACCTTGAAGGCGCCCGCCCGGAAGAGCGTGCGGTAAATCTTCTCAGCGATGAGCTTGCCCGACATGGCCACGAAGATGCACCGGCCGTCACGCTTGGGATACTTGTCGTACGGGTCTTGCCCGGTCAGGGCCCGGGCAGCCTCGGCCAGCGTGGCCAGCGACTTGCCGGCCCGGTTCGAGCCGTAGACCAAGACTTCGGGGGCCTTGCAGGAATGGAACCGTTCGGCGGTTGGTAGCGGCTCGTAGAGGCGTAGCGCCTCAAGCTTCCGCTTGGCGACGGTGATGAGCAGCTGCTTGGTGCGCTGAATCTCGTAACTGGTGGGCCGGTCCTCTTCGGGCGGTATTTGCGTGCCGGCGGTGGGGTCCCAGATTTCGTCGAGGCCGAGGTTCACGCTGACTGCGCTTTCTTGATCTTGCCGAGCCGGTTGTTAAGTTCGTTCTCGATGTCTTCCGTGGTCATCTGCTCCAGCGGCGTCTCCTCTTCGCCGTCGTCGGCCCGGTTGATCAGCTGCTGGATGTCCGCAAGGATGCAGCGGCGGATCATGCCACCCTTGGCCGCGGCGTTGAACTCCTCGTGGACGTGCTTGGCGAGCCCGCCAACGCCCCCGAACTCTTCCAGGAGCCGAGCAGCCAGTTCCTTGTTCGTGATCGAGAAGCTGCCGTCCGGGCCGATCGCGGCCAGTACGTCCTTACCGAGCACGGTCTTATCCCTGATCTTGATTCCGCGTGACATGCCGATTTCCTTAAGTGATGAAGACGTTGTCCATTGCGATCAACCCAACTATTCCCGCCCGTGGCGCGGCCCCAGCCGGCGCGACGTATGGCGGCGGAGCGTTCAGCAAGTAGACGCTGAAGTTGTCCCCGGCTACGCCGTTGTGGTCGATCACCTGGCAAGTATCAACCGGTGTCGGCGTCTCTCCCGTGTTCACCCACGCCCGGTAGATGGTCGTCGGCGTCCTGCTGCCATAACGAACGTTCTTGATCGTGACGGCGCGGTCCCTGATGGTTGCGCGAGCGCCGGGAGAGGTCTGGTTGGTCACATCGATGGCGCTGACGCCGCACTCGAAGAAGCTGTCCTGGATGATCAGCGTGCCCGGCGTGTCGGTAGTGCCGGCGAACCCACGGCGCACGCCCTGGATGTCGGCGTTGATGAGCAGTGTGTTGGCGCATCGGTAGTCGCCCCAGGTGAGGCCAAATGCACCATTATCTTGGTCCGTGAAATACTTCATGTCGCCGCGAACTGTGTAGCCGTCAAGCACCAAGTTGTTGGTCGGGTATCCCCAGAACCCTTCCTCCCAGCAGTGCCAGGCCGTGAAGTTCTTGATCGTCGATACGGGCTGATTCGGGAAGATCGTGTAGCCGTCGGTGCCGATCTGCCAGGCCGTGATGCCCGTGGCGCAGCCGCCGTAGGTCTCGTTGCCCTCGCATTGAGCGATGGCATCGAGCTTCATGTTGACGACCTGGCACTGCGCCGGAATCGACGTGTCGGCACCGGGGTGAGCCGAGATGCTGACGGCGGCTTGAGCGTTGTCCGGCTGGATGAAGTATTTGAATCCCACGCCAGCCACCGCCTCTTGAGTGGTCCCGACGCAGCTGGCGGCAACGTTGCCCGTGACCTTGTTTCGCAGACTGGACATCCAGATGCCGGAGCCGTCGAGGCCACGCGAGTTCGGGCTGTTGTCCCGCCCCGAATGGTCGCCACGGATGCCGCAGATGAAGTTGGCATCGAATAGGTTGCGGCAGACGGCGTAGTCATCGGTGATGATGCCCGCGCCAGCCCAGTTGTACAGAACATTGCCCTGGATCAGCCCGTCGCACGTATCGGTCAGCGGCACCGCCCAGCGGCGCGTTGACTTAGGCACGTCGTTATCGAAGATCGCACAGCCCTTGATCTCAAACTGGTAGCCGCTCGCTCGTGGGACCGCCGGCCCCATGAGGTGGCGCAGGTAGAGGGGGTGACGGCCTGCCACGTTGTTGGCGTCCATTACGGCGTTCGTCGTCCGGCCCAGTCCGTGCCAACCGATGTACGAGGCGTCCAACTCAGCGCGGTAAGTGAAGCACGCATGCCCGCGCGTGCCAAGGTGGCTGGCTGAGCGGATGATCGCCGAACGGGTCAGATTGCCAACGTGGCAATAGCGGAACCGCGAGTCGTCTGGGTTGAACGCCCCAACGTGATCAAACGCCAGCGATGGCACAAGCACTGGATGGCTGCCCATACTGCCGTCCGGCCCCTGGCCGGGATCGGGCACAACGCTGGTTATCTTCTGCACGGTCAAGCTCATCTTGTCGGCAGAGATGGCTGTGATGAGGGCAATCTCGTCCTGGCTGGAGTACAGGCCCCACCGTTCACTGTTGCCGAGCTGCCGTGTGTCGGGGATCAGCACCACGTCGCCGAAGTTCCAGCCCGTTGCCGGCTGGGCGAGTTGCAGGATCGTGGTCGTTTGGCCCTTGAGCGGATCCGCGGCCAGCCGCAAAAACGACGGCTTAGCCATGCCGCAGGCTGTGAACTTGCCGAGGCAGATAAGCCCGGTGGCCCACTGCTGCGCGTCGGTCGGTGCCACGTCTGCGAAGACGATCTCGGCACCGAGGAAGTGCGTGGAGGTTGGGTCGTACTGGATGGGAGCGGCAGGAGTGCCGAGTTCGATGATCCCGCCAAACACGTTCAGCCATGTTTGCAGGTGCAGGAACGTGAACTTGTTCGGGCGGAACGCCATGCGCCCGCCGGATTGCACCGCAACGCACGTCAGCAGTTGGTTGCTCACCGCGTCGTACTGCACGTCGTTCCGGATGGACACGATGTCTCCGGCCTCGGGCACACCATTGGTCCATATTGTCGGATCAGACCACGGGCCATCAGCTTTGCTCACCGTCGTGGGATTGGCCCCGAAGTCGGGGATGGTGTCCCACGGCGTGTTGATGACGGGCGACGCGCCGACGACGCTGATCGGAAACGTGATGTTGAGCTTGTTGCTCATGGGGCGCTATCCGTGATCGTCGCCGTGGGATGGTACGCGCCCGCCGCGCTCGTGGGCATGCCGCTGAGCACGCCGCTGGCCGATAGCGCCATGCCTGTGGGCAATCCTGCCACGTTGCCGTAGGTGAACGGCGACGCGATGCCGGTGATGGTCCCGACGGACGTTGGCGGATATGCCTGGCCGATGACGGCTTGAGGCATGTTCGGATTGGCGACGAACACGATCGCCGCCCCGGTGACGCTGACACCAAACGAAATATTGAGTTGATTCGACATGCTATCTCCTTTTAGGGCTTAGGCCCGTGTCCGTCGTAGGGCTTGGCCTGTCCAGCCTTGACCTGCTCCGCGCTCGCGTCCGAGCCGCTAGGCAGCTTGATCAGCCCCAGCGTTCGCCCGTACTTTTCCCGCCCCATCAACTCGACTTCGTACACTCCTGGCGGGCATAGCTTCGCCAGGTTGTCGCGAGAGGCAGGTCCCGCCGGCGTGGCCAGCTCCGGAGCGTTGATGCCGTAGAGGCGAATCGACACCTCGCTAAGGTGCCATGCCTTGATTGTGTCGCCGTCGTGAGGCACGCCGATGAGCATTTGATAGGTGCCCTTCAGCGGCGGATAGTCCGCCGTGGGCGCGGGCACGGGAGGAGCAAGCGACACCAGAATCGAGAAGCAGAGAATGACAACAAAGAGTCGCATGGCCGCTCCTTAGGTGACGGTGACGTTGATCGGGGCAGCACTGGAGACCTGGATATTGTTCTTGTACGTTCCCGGAGGCGGTGGCGGTGGCGGTGGCGGTGGCGGCCCTCCACCCGGTACGCTGTTGACAACCTTG